AATTGTACAGTGTCATTAACTGATAAATCTGCGGTACTGGCCACTGTTAGGTAATTGGTATTAGCTTGATAGAACTGAGTCTTAACCGCTGAACTTCCGTATCCAACTACCACTGTGTTATAAGCACCATCGCTTGCACCAGCATTCCAGTTGGCTGTGGTAGTCATAGTAATTTCTGTCCATGTTATACCATCTTCAGATATTGCTGATCTGCTGCTGTTATAGGCAGTTGCCACAAATACGCTACCGTTCCATGTTACATTTGTCCAACGGGCTGCTGCACCAGGTAATGTAGCAGCAGACCATGTAGTGCCGTTAGTGCTGTAGGCTGCAGATGTTGTAGTAGTACCACTGTTTCCAGCTACTGCTACAAATGTACTATTACCAAACGTTACACTGCTCCATCGTGTTGATGTTGGCAGTGTTCTAGCAGTCCATGTTGCACCGTTATCTACAGAGCTTGCGCCTGCTGTTGAGTTTGTGGTACTACCGCTAACTACAACAAAATAGTTAGTACCGCCAATATTTCCATAGGCAACGCTGGTCCATTCGTCGGTACCTGGCATAGTACTAGAAGACCATGAAGTTCCGTTAGTTGAATATTGTGCTACAGAAGAACTATTACCAACTAGTACAAATGTTCCATTTCCGTAAGTAATAGCACTCCAATCTCGAACGGCTGTTAGTACGTTGCTTTGGAAACTAAATGTAATACCATCGCTGGAAGTTGCTACATCGTTTGAACTGATGTAAGGAATTACCCATGTGCCGCCACCGTAGGCAATGCATCGAGCATCGTCTGTACCTGTTGGGATAGTTCCTGCACTCCAAGTAGATCCACCGTTAGTTGAATATGCTACGTTTAATGTAGGACCCGATACTGCAACATATTTAGAACCGCCATATCCTACAGCACTCCAATTTGCAACGGAAGATAACGTGCCTGATGCCCATGCTGTTGAATCATCTTCGGCAGTATCAGTCACGCTGATTGTTGCTACTGTTGTGCTTCTTGAAGTCCAATTTTTACCATCATGTGAACTAGCTGCAATTTCTCCGTCTGCAAGTGCAAGGAAAGTTCCACTACCGTATACAACTTTTCTCCAGTCTGCACTAACTGGCAGTGTTGAAGAATACCATGTTGCACCGTTGAAACTGTAAGCAACCATTGTTGCATTATCAGCAATTGCAACGAATCTTCCGTTACCGAATGCGATGTCAAACCAATTTGATTCTATTGAATCAGCATTAGCTGGCATTGTTGTCACATTCCATGTAACGCCATCTGTAGACCATGCTACACTATTGCTAAAATTACCTTCAACAATGACAAATCGGCCATTACCAAACGCAATAGCTTTGGCGCCTGTTGATACGCTACCAACACTCCAGGTTAAGCCGCCATCTGATGATACTGCTCTGGATGTTGTGCCGGAATCGCTTTCACTTATTGCAACAAATTTTGCACTACCGTAGGCAATGCCTACCCAGTCACCACCTTCGCCAATAGAACTAGTCGACCAGTTGACGCCGTCAACTGAGTGTGCTGCAATTGTGCCGTCTCTTACGATTGCAACATACTTGCTAACGCTAGAGTAAACACCGTACGCAATAGATTGCCAATCGCCAACTGCTGGTAATGTTACTTCGCTCCAAGTTGTTCCATCTATAGAATAACCTGCTTTATTTGTGCTAGATCCTACTGCAACATATGCTCCAGCAATTGCTGTGCCTGTTGCGGAAACTGCGGTAATACTACCATCTGTAGAATCTATTGCATCAACTGTTATGCTAATGTTGTTAGTTGGAGCTGCACCACCTACTGCTGTGCCAGCAATAGTTAATGTATTACCTACTACGAAATCAAATCCAGGAGAATTAATAGTTACAGTATATGTTCCATTTCTTCTTACAACATCAAATGTAGAACTAGATCCTACACCCCCTGTAGCACTTAAACCTAAGTAGCTGGCATAACCGTTTCCGTAAACAGCATCATTCCAATTTCTAGCAGTGGATAGCGATCTTATAGTTTTTGTATAACCAGGATCACTAAATGTAACTCTAGGTGTAATTTCATAAACTGTAGTAAGATCCAGTGAAGCCACAATTGGCGTACCTGGAATCACATGATCCCATCCTGCTGTACCGTCACTTTCTTTTCTAATAGTAGCAACTTTGCTTCCGTTGTTATAGGTTTGAATATAACCATACTGTCCTGCGCCTGTTCCTGCTGTAATAAACAAGTGCATGCCTACATAGGCTGTACTTAATGCGCTATCAGCAGCCGCAATAGTAATCTGTGTTGTATTTCCGCCTTGTGCTACGTTGCCAGAAGTTACATAACCAACACCGCCAGGTCCTGTGCTATCGCCCGGATCAGTTAATCTTACCTGATATAATCCGCCATTTCTAGTATCTATTGTAGATACTGCTGCTCCGGATCCTGCACCAGAAATAGTATAGCTAGCTGTTGAATAATCTAAACCAGCATTTAAATATTCCATAACTAGCAATTGATTGCCGTCTGTGATAATACTTCTAACACTAGCTTCTTGGGCTTGGTTATCAACTGCTCCTGTAATCGGAGTTTCAGTAACATCATATCCTTCAGCAACAGAACCAAATGTTCCGTAGGAGTTATTACCGTTGGTAGCACGAATCTTACCACCGTTTTCAGCTAGATAGCCAATGTGATTGTAGTACGAGAACACCGAAACAAGTTCTGCACGACCTAAGTTAGTAATCCATGCTCCAATACCGTCACTCAATACCTGTGTGAAGTCATTGCTAACAATAGAATCATTACCGCCTGCGTGTAAGCTGCCATCGATCTTTTGACCTACACAGGCAGTACCAAATGTTGTTACGTTTTGTACGTAAGTTGATTTGTTAGTAACCCATGCACGATCATCGTTAGGACCCCATCCTGGATCAAGAGATACATATGCACCTGCTAACGGACGTTGTGTACCCCATTCATTAACTGGGGTTAGTCCGTCTGCATCACCTGCACCTGCGGTATTACCGTCTGATGTACCATCTAGGCCTGTGAGTGTTTGATTACGAACACCGCAACCATTTCTTACATAGAACATGTCTTCTAGTTTAGAACCTGTATAGGCATTTCTGTAATATCTAGCTGCCGTCACTGTGTTAAAATTGCCTGTATATACTAAATCTTTAGATATAGCATCAACATAATTTCTTACATCGTTTTCACAACGGGCAGCACTGTAGTACCAGTTAGCAACCATAGTACCGCTGGCTGCAGATAAATCAACTGCTGTGCCATTTAGGCTAGTTGAGATCTTAAAGGTTGTTGCTGTTAGTCCAGATGCTAATACATAGTAGGTTGTGTTTAGTGCAACATTACCAAATACAGTTCCTGTGAATCGTATTGTGTCGCCTGCAACTAACCATGTTTGCGAACTACATGTAAATGTGTCTGTACTACCATCTGCTGATGATACAGTTGTTTTAAATGTATTGGCAACATATGCAGTAGCTTCTGCTGCTAAGAAATCTTTGTTAAGTTCAAGAATTTTAGCACCATTTATTAGATCGGTATCTGTTACCGGAATGTTTGTGCCAAATACAACCGGGCGTGTTCCTGTGTTGACATAGTCAATAGCATAATCCCATAGCTTACCGGCAGCAACTGTTGCTCCCGATGCTGCAATTTGTTTTGCCTTGTGTCCAATGAAGTCAATAATACCTAGAGTTGCTGCCAACTGATTGGCCACTACCAATAGTGCTGAACTAGTTCCTCTTCTATAGGCCATTCCTGCTTTGATAGAAGCAAAATTTGAGCCAAACATCAAGTCGTAGCCTAATGCATCTACGATGTAGCCTACGTCTCTAGAACAGGTAGTTTCATTAAAGTTCAGTGTTGGGAATTCTCTCTTGATGTAAGTAACTGAATCAGTTTGTACTGTAGATCTTAGACTGTTAAGTACTGTTCTTGCAGTTAACAATGCTGCTGACACCCAAGAAGTTGCAGGTGCTATTAGTGTTGGTAATACACCGTCGGCAGTAATAGTGTTAATAATTTCTTGTACACGCTCTTCGGCAAAATTCTTTGAACTGGTATTACCAGCAGTACCGCTAACATCTTGTGTTAGAGCGTTGCCTGCTGATACAGAAACTGCTGCTTCTGTAACAACCTGACCTACAACTGTTTTTAATCTTGCAAATGCTGCTAAGGTTGCTGCCTTTTCTCCGCTACCAAATGTTGCCTCACCGTAGCTGTAATATGCATCTGCTGCAATTCTTGTCTGTGTATTACCACCGTAGGTGATATCATATCGAGCTGCATCTAAAATGTATCCTACATCACGAGCACATGCCGCAGCATCATATGTAAATGATGTCGTGAACGGTGCAATGTTTCCTGCTACTTGAACAGCAATCCATGCAGTAATTTCTGCTTTGATAAATGCTGTGTTGGCTAAAATTTGTGCTCTAGCATTGTCATATGTAGATGTTGCACCAGTAACATTGCCAGTTGAAGCGTAAGCAGTATTGGTTAAACTTGTTCCCCAGTTTGTCGGACTTGGCAAAACAAATGCATCAACTGACCCTAGGCCGTTAGAAATAATATCTTTAATTTCAGTGATATTTGCTTCAATGCTTGACACTGCGGTTGCACTACCAACATTACCAGCCTTTTGACTGGTTGTATTTTGTGTAGCTGTATTACCTGAAGTAGGTGTTACTGCAACGTTAGTAATAATGTCTGAAGTAATAGCCTTTAGTCTCTGTAAAGTAGTTACAGATTTTGCCTTGTCATTGGCTGCGATCAATGAACCAGCTGGACTAATTCTAGTACTACGTAATTCATCACCTACTATTGCAGTATTTGCTGGAACGTAGATTGGTAGAACTTCGTAAAATTGTCCTGTTTTTACATTAATTGTATAGTTTGGTACATCGGCTGCTGGTAAATCTGCAATACTATTTGCAGTTAACGCATCTGTAATTATTTCAGCTAGTCCTGTAATAAGGGCACCTGCTCCAGTTTCAGAATCATAATTGAAATCTATGATTTGTTTAATTCTGTTGCCTACGCTAATTCCGTTTAGTGCTTGGTAATTTGCAACTGGTGCAAGATTAGCTAAGATTTTATCTATTAGCGTCACAGTGTAATTAATAGATGCTACTAGTTGCTCTTCTTCGTCAGCAATAAATGGTTCAATAACACCAAGTGCTGTAAAATAAGATTCTGTAGCAGCGATTGTTTTGGTATTTCCACCGTGTGTTAGATCATAGACAAATGCGTCTACAATTAAACCAATATCACGTTCGCACAATGCCTGGCTGTCATTAACAAAACCAGCAAAAGGAGCAATACTGTTGGCAATCTGATAAACGACCCATTCGGTAAGTTCTTTTTGTATGAATGTTCTATTTTGATTTAACAGATATGCGGCATTTGAAAATTCTGTACCTTTAGCAATCTGCTCACAGGCATATCTTACAGAAGCCCACGGCCGATCAATGGTTGTTCCGTATGCAGGATAAGGTGCATCTACACCATGCGCTGCAACATAATAAACCTGTTCAACTTTACCCCAGAATTTCCAAACTGGAACTCCATTTTCTACAGCAAGAACTTGTCCTTCTTCACCAATAGGCAGTCTTGTAGGACCTGTAGGAGCGTAATAAACTAAATCTCCTGTAGTAGTTAAAACACTATCTTCTAGTCCGCTGGTAATTAAATTCCAATATGTTCCAGTATTGTCTTTCTCTGGACTGTTTGTTGTTGGAGTAAGTGTACTGTCGTCATCATCTGATGTGTGTCCAAGAATACAAATATAACTACTTGAATTGTATTTTACAATATCGCCTAATAGATAAGAAGTTGAATTTAACCATTCTCCTCTCCATCTTAGGCCACTGTTTAGTCTAGACCAATAGGTAGTTTCAGTTTCTGGATTTTTGTTAGTTCCTGATAGTGTAGCGGTGTATGTATAACCGCCGTGTCTAATCACTTCACCTGGCAAGTACGCTGTTCCAGAACTCCATTCGCCTTCAAATTTAAAGGAAGTTGTAAAGAGATCCCAATTTGAAGTATCAGTTGGTATAACATTAGTGTGTACTGTTTTAGAAATATAAGAATAACCACCGTATCTAACAATGTCGCCCGGTTGATAGGTTGTTGCAGAACTCCAAAAACTTTCAAATTCTATACCCTCAACAAACTGTTCAAAATAAACTACACTAAAGTTTGTTGAACTTGTGTGATATGTATTACATCTCCAAATGCTATTTCCGTATTTTACTAAATCGTTAACTTTGTAACGGACTGCATTAGCCCATTCGCCTTTGTATTCAATACCTTTGTGGAAGTAATCCCATTTTGATTGGTCGGCTTCTAGGCCGTTGGCTGCTATTCCTGCAGAAGTGTGACCTTCATTACAAATATATGACTGACCGCCGTATTTTACAACGTCGTTGATTTTATATCGTAGGCTAACTGACCAGTCGCCTTTCCAATCAAAACCTTCACTTAAGATATCCCATTTTTCTAAGTCTGCTTCTAGACCTAACGCTGCGGTGGCTGCAGAAGTGTGAGGAGTATTACAAACATAATTGTTTCCGCCGTATTTTGCAATATCGTTTTTGCGATAACGAACGACAGAACTCCAATCGCTTCTCCATTCAAATCCTTCTGCGTATAATTCCCATTTTGATAGTGCGCTATCGCCTAGATCTAAATCAAATTCTAATCCGTTAGTTTCGGTTGACGAAGTATGACCTTGAGTACAAATATAAACAAATCCGCCATATTTAACAAGATCATTTTCTTTGTATAAAGTTAACTGTTCCCACTCACCTTTCCATGATTGGCCGTCGGCAAATAAATTCCATTTTGTAGGAATTACATCCAGATCAGCATAAAAATCTGCGTTAGCAGTATGCCCTGATACGCACAAATAAGTACGTCCACCATAATTGATGACGTCATCTTTATAGTATGTAGTACCGGTTACCCAGTCTGCTTTCCATACAAATCTAATTCTACCTAGTTTAAATTCAGCCATTTTAGCTCCAATCCGTTATTAATATTTATGCTCGTCAAAAAATACTTATATCATACCCCTTCCTGCAAGGAAGTAGGTATTAGTTAATAAGTCGCCACTGAAAGGTTGTTTAAAATTAACCTTAACAGGTATGTTAAGTTGTTCGCTTGTTGTTGTTCCAATATCAGTAGGTCCAACTCTTACCACACCTGCAACTACTGATGTTGTAAATGCATCAGAACCACCACCTGACACTCTTCTTGACAAATAGGCTTTAACTGCCCGTTGTGTAGGAACAATGTTATTACTGTCTGCGATGAATAATGGGTCTGTTGAAAATTCTCTAATTACAACTCCTGATCCACCAACGCTTACTCCGCCTAGAGATAGTTCTTCTAGTCCTTCTAGCACAAAGAAATCAGCACTAATAGTCACTGTACCAGTCGATTGCTCAACTGCAAAAACTTCTCCAACTCGGAAATTACCGTCTTGGTCAGTGCTCGAATAAAATACTCGGCCGCCGCCTTTTTCTACAACTTCATTTTCTGGTGCAAGAACTGTTCCTACAGGAAATAATGTATTAGGATAATTTGTTTGTTCAAAGTTTCCTAATCCTACATCTAAGAAATCGTGACCTGTCAAACGAACTTGACTGTACAACTGTCTAATAGTAAGTGATTCGTCGTGCTCCGGAGATTCTTCTCTTCCTAGGGTTTTTGCTATTGCAATTTGAGCAGTGTAATCTCCTACTGTTCCTCCAAGAACAACTGCTGACAATACCTTGTAGGTATAATCATCGATGCCGTTTATGTTTAAGTTATCGCCAGGACCCGGTATACGAGTTAAACTGTCAACTACAAGAAATTTTCCAGTTTGATATTGATCTTTATATCCGTCTCCAGCTACAATAGCACCTGTAGTTAATGTTTGATAAGATTCGCCAACATCTACAATCGACGGAGTGCCCAATACTCCATTACCAACTCTAACTCCTACAGTAACTTCTGTTGTGTTATTAGGATCTGTTAATGTCATTACTGGTGCTGAAGAATAACCGCTGCCTACTTCCCATAACAATATACTTAAAATACGACCACTTCCCAATGTTACTCTAGCCTGAGGAGTAGTTCCCATTGATAACAAATTACCAACAGTAGTTGCTGATAATCCAGACACTGCTACCAGTTTGCCAATACCGCCGCCGGCTATATCTCTCCATGACTGGACTCCACTCAAACTTCTATACGCCCAGTTGATACCGTCTGTTGACACTGCTACTTTATCATAACTTTCTGCTAGAGCAACAAATGTTCCTTGGAAGTATTTGATAGTCTGCCAATTTTGTGTATCGATAGATGCAGGAGTCCATGTTATACCGTCAAAACTATAAAAAGTGGAGTTAGCTCCGGCGAAGCCACCTTCTATGGCTACAAATCTATTATTACCGTAGGCAATTCCTCTACAGCCACCGATAAATGATCCCAGTGTCCATGTGGTTCCGTCGGTACTATATGCTGTTTGTGCTGTAGACGAGTCACTTTGTGAAACGGCAACAAATTTGCCTTTACCGTAGGTAATGTCAATCCAGTCGGCGCCTTCTGGCAATAGTCCTGCGGTCCATGTTATTGCATCTGGTGATGTTGCAATATCTTTGCCGCCGGTGGATGTAGCAACCCATAGACCGTTGCCGTAGACTACCGAACTGTATGTTTCTACGGGTGCTGTAGCAACGTTCCAAGCTACACCATCAAAACTATAAGAAATTTGTCCGCTTGATGCCACTGCAACAAATGTATTATCTCCGTAGGCAACTTTAACCCATGTTGCAGCAGTTGGTAAATTAGTTGCTGTCCAAGTAGTTCCATTTGACGAATAACCAGCGGCATTTGATCCGGCTGTAGAAACTCCATTGGCTACCGCAACCCACTTTCCACTACCATAGGTAATACTGATCCAGTCATCTGGTGTGGCTAAACTAATTGCGCTTGCATTATAACCTGTAGAACTAAAAGTAACTCTAGGTTCAATACTGTAATAGGTTGTTGTGTCTAATACAGGCTCTATAGTAGTACCTGGTTGGAAATGATTCCAACCTAGATGATGCATTATCATGCCGCCGGAACTGTTAATTAATAAAAATACTGTGCCGCCTTCTGAATCACTTACCGTTATTTGTGTAGCGTTTACTATGGTTTTTACATAGTAAATAGTTTCTAATTGTATGTTTCCGCTAACCACTCCTGTAAACAATACAGGATCATTAAGTTTTAGATATTCTGTGGTGCCAATAGTAATCCTGTTTCCAGATGAAGTAGTTGATGCTACAGTTTGTTGTGGTTTAAATTCGCTGGCTATAAAAGCATTTTTTGTAGTTTCGTTAAATTCTGCAATATATCCGTATTGACCTGTTCCAGTTCCAGAATCTAGTACCAATCGCATAGAACGATAGCTATCTGCTTCTGAATCATCAGAACCTGCAATTGTTACAGAGTATAAATCTCCTGATTGTGCATTATTTTTAGCATTAGCATATCCGCCGCCGCCCGATCCTGAAGAATCTCCCGGATCTTTAATTCTTACTTCGTAAACTGCTCCGTCCCTAAACTCTTCTGCTAGCAAGGATCCGTTAATACCTGCACCAGTTAATGTATAGGTTGCTTGGGTATATTCGTTTCCTGCATGACTGAAAAATGCTCTGGTCAATTCTCCGTTGACTGCAAATACTTGATCTACATTAGCATCGTAATATCGATTATTGACTACAGCAGTAATTGGAACTTCGCTTAGATCAAAACCTTCTGCAACTGCTCCGTATTGTCCGTATGAACTGTTTCCGTTTGTACCTCTAATTTTTCCACCGTCGGTACATAGATAACTAACATGATTATAATAGGTAAAGACCGACACAACTTCTGTTTTACCAGTACCATTACACCATACGCCAATTCCATCTGATAACACCTGTGTAAAATCGTTGGCAACAATAGTTTGATTGCCGCCGTCGTGTAGGTCGCCGTCTATTTTGAGGCCAATACAGGCTGTACCAAATGTAGTCACGTTTTGTATATACGGAGATTTTGTTCCTACCCATGCACTAGTATCAGCCGGACCATATCCTGGATCTAAACTAGCATACGCACCGGCAGTTGGTCTTCTTGTCAAATAGACATTTAATGCTCCCAGTGTTCCACTAAGACCGGTTAATGTACAATTTCTTAATCCCGTGCCGTCCTTCATCAAAAACATATTTGATAATCTATTTTCTGATCCAGTTTTTGAATTGTAAAAATAAGTGCCAGTAAATTGACTTTCATAATTGCCTGGATATTTTAAATCGTAAGCAACAGCATTGACAATTTTTACAACATCAGGAATAAATCTTGGAGGTTGTGTATAACTTGATCTCAAAAACGCAATGTATGCAGACATTTCTGATTCTAAAAATTCAGAATTGTTTAATAATTGAGCCGCTGCTGCAAGTACATTAGCATCTGTAGATAGAGCATTTGTTCCTGTAATAGGAGAAGCTGTTCCAGTTGCTAGTCTTGATCGTATCTGTGCTAATAATGATCTTGCCGCAGTTACCTGCACAGAGGTTCCAGGGGTTCCTGTAAAATCTTGAGGAACATGTCCATATAAAATTGAACCGTATGCCGGATTGGCTACTTCGGTAGTACCAATTGGCTGTTCTAAAATCAAGTATTCTATAATATAATTTAAATAATCAATAACATCCAACATTGCCGAGGCGTCTGCATTGGTAAACACAGTATCGGATGCCGAAATAATTGTTCCTCTAAGTTCGTCTCCTACTACCGCTACAAATGATGGAACTCTTAACGGTAGTATTTCTTCGTACATTCCATTCTTTACAAAAACTGTAGCAGGTCCAGTGATGTTATCCAGTGCATATCTCACTGTTCTCCAAGGAGAGTTTTGTGATGTTCCAGTAGTTCTGCTATCAACACCATCGGTTGCAACGTAATAGACTTTTGCCGAAGAATTAAAAGTTTCCCAGCTTGGTGACCCACTCTTAGCTTGTAATGTTTGACCTTGATTACCAACGGTTAAATTTGTAGCGCCTATGGTACTACCGTCTTCTGTTAGACCATATGTTTTAATATCACCAGTATAGGTTAATATGTTCCTTTCGTCGCTATAGGTGTATTTTTCCCAATATATTCCAGCTTCGTCGTTGGGACGATTACCTAATGAAGAAACATGTTTTGCAATACATCTATATGTTCCCGATCTCCATAGTATAAGATCTCCAATAACATAAGATCTAAACGCATCCCACTGGCCTTGCCATTTAGATCCGGGGATCATCAATTCCCAATCTTCTGTATTGATCGTGGAACCGTCATCAATAAAATCAGTATCTGTTAAAGTTACATCTCTTTTTGCAATGTATAATTGGCCTTGTCTTCTTATTACATCACCAATTTGATAAGATGTAGAGGCTGTCCAGTCACCTCTAATGTTTGAATTGACAAACAATAAATTCCAAAAATTATTGGTCTCGGTAGTTGGCTCTTCGCCGAGGTGTGTTAGTTTTGCAATGAACAAATATCCACCGTATCTAACAATATCACCTGGTTGATAAATGGCTCCCGATGCCCACTCTTGATCGTATTCAAAACCCGGGCAAAATATTGTCCAATAAGCCGAATCAAAAAATTGTCCGCTGTTGGTAGTATGCTTTACTGTACACTTGTACAAATAACTGCCATACTTAACTACATCATTTACTTTGTACTGTACTGCTTGAGACCAGGCTCCGGCATATTCAATTCCGTCGTAGAGTATTGCCCACTTGCCTTGATCGTTTTCTAAGCCCAGTGCTTCGTTAACCGCTGAAAGATGTTGAGAAATACATCTATAGACTGTGCCGCCGTATTTTACTATGTCGTCTACATAGTAAATTGTGTCAATTTGCCAATCACCTTTCCAAATATTATTTAGATAGATCAATTGCCATTTTAATGAATCGCCTTCTAGTCCAATAAGTGGATCATCACTTGATACATGTGCCGCTATACATTTGTAGATTCTTCCGCTGTTAACAACAACATCGCCAAGATTATAAAGTGTGGACACTGTCCAATTTGTCTTCCATGACTCTGAACTAGAATAAATGATCCAATAGTTATTTGTTGAATAGTCTAAAACAAAGTCGCTTTCAAGTTCTGCTGAAATATGTTCTTCGACACAAAAATATGTTACTGCACCTTTCTTTACAACAGCACCTCTAGTATAATATGTATTTTCAGTCCAACGGCCTTGCCAGCTGGCGCTTTCTACCATTACTACCCATCTTGGGGCAGGACTAGGAGGAATATCACTGTTTAAAAAGTTTAAGTCGTCGTAAAAATTGTCATCAGCAGTATGCTGAGTGATACAAACATATATTCTTGCACCGAATCGTACGATATCGTCATTTAGGTAATTAGATCCAGCGGACCACTGCCCTTTCCAAGTATATTTTAATCTACTGATTTTAAAATCTGACATGATTTATTTTAGCCCTCTGAGTCAAAATTGTCGTATTCGTGACCGTTATTAATTCTTGCTACTAATTGACCGTCATTATCTACATAATAAAAAATAGCTCTATCGTCCCATCTGTATTGTTGATACTTTAAATTATCAAATACAAGATTATGATTAATATCTATTCCTTCGTAAAAATCCACACCGTTTTCGAAGTCGGAAAAGTTCTCGGCTGGGTCTCCGGGATTATTAATTGAAATACTGTCATTGCTCTTTGCCTGATCGCTGCGTTCTAAAAACACACTACCATTTTCATTTTTTCTTAGTCCATAGAAAAATCTTGGAGTAGAACCTAGTCTACTTTCTGGATCTTGTCCTAGATAATAATTGCTATTTGCCATGATTTATTCCTTATGAAAGTTCAACATAACTAACAACAGTGTCAACACTATTAGCAGTATCGCTGACAATTCTCAATCCTGATGTTTCTGGTAAAATTAATTTTTCACCGTTGGTAATAATTTTTACCGCTGAGTTAGGCGGTATTGTTAATCCCCTAACATAATATGCAGGTGTACTATCATCGCTGACTACAAATACGTCAACGTTGACTGTTTCGTATTCTGTAGAGTTTGCAATGTTGCAACCAATAACTGTTGCTCTAAAACCTACAGGAATTTGTACAACATCTATTGGCGTAGTTCCTATTCCTGCGTTAACTGCGTGTTTGAATGTGGTTGGCATTATATTATCCTAGTGTCAATGCAAATCTAATTGCAATGTCGTTAGCTGTGCTTTCTGAAACGGCACCAATTGTACCTGCTGGGCTTGACCATTGTAGTCCATCCCAAATTTCCAAAGCCTTTGAATCTGTGTTGTATCGAGTCATGCCCTCAACAGCATAAGTTGTTGGGCGTTCGCCTGTTGTTCCACGTGGAACAACAAATGCATTGGTTCCGGATATTTTTACATATCCAGTTCCTGTTTGTGTCAATTCTGTTATACTGTCGCTGACAAAGTTAGTAATAGTATTATCACGTATGCGGAAATTGCCGATTACTACAGCGCCGGATCCGTTAGGGTCAAGTACTAGATCTCCGGTTGTCGTAGAGATGGTGTTATTTTCTAAATGTATGTTGCCAACATCAAATGTACTTAGACTCAAACTATCAGCAAAAACTCCTTGAGCATATACTGCTTGCCATTTATATCCCGGTGATCCAAGATCGTATGAGTTGTTAGTTTCAGGAATTAGATCGCTGCGAATACTGGCATTAATTGTGATAGTGTCCGATAATGCATCGCCAATTATAAGATTACCGCCTATTGTGATGTTGCCGGTTGCAGAAATGTTTCCGTCGACTGCTAGATTGCCTGTAATATCGGTGGCGCTTTGAATGTCGACTTTTCCTGTGCCACTAGGATCTAACTCTAAGTTTGAATTAGAAACAGTAGTTGAAATTTTGTTGCCGTGAATTTCAATATCATTAACAGTTAGTCTAGAATGATAGGCTGTTGCTTCACCGCCTGATGCTATGAAGCTAATTGTTGGAAGATTGCTAGAAATTGTATTGCCGGTAAGTGTAAAATTACCAACTTCTATTTGATTTAGAACTTCTAAATTTGTAGTTCTTGCTGTGCCTACTAGGTCTAATTGGTATTGAGGAGTAGCCGTGTTGATACCGATGCGAGAGTTAACAACATCAAGATAAAGAAGGTCTGTCTCAAAGGCTAAATTGACTCCGTCACGAATCAAATTCGACTTTAAGAGCGGACCGGAAATACGACCAATAGCCATGTGCTCTCCTAAATACCCGGTGTTTCACCGATAACCAAATTTTCAGCTTGCGCTCTCTGCTGGTTTACCACAGTCGAATCTTGCAGAAAATTGGTCGTTCGCTGCAATTACTAGTATTTAGTCAGATTTGGGAATTAGCCGAAGATCAGTGTATAAACGTGGCCGAGTTCTTCCATGATAGGCGCAGTGATAACAATACCGCCACCTGTGGCCACCTGCCATATTGTGCCGTCGAAACATTCCATGTAGCCTATTTCACTATTCCAACGTGTGGCTCCTACTTCAACCGGAGTGCGTTCAGCTGTAGTTCCGTATGGAATTCTAAAGGCATTGGTATCGTTTATGGTTAGATAGCCAGTACCTGTATGAGAAATAGTTATAGGAGTATTATTGAAATTGTTTATCACCCCTGCATTTATAGAAATGTTTTCTATTCTTATTGTGCCAGTTGCAGAGTCAACTATGAGATTGTCATTGCTTTGAATTGTTGATATTGTATTAGCAGTAAATTTCATTTGATCGCTAATAAACAAATTTACAGTATTAATATTATCAACTCCATTTATGTCGTAAATGTGCAATTCTGACCAACGCTTATCGTTTTTACCCAAATCGTATGTTCCATCTAGTCCTGGAATAATACTTTGTGTAAAATCAGGAGAAATAGTAACAGTATCTATTGGACTGTCTCCTACAATAAACTGTCCGTCTAGTCTTACTTCACCTGTTGCAGAGATGTTTCCAACTACTGCTAAATTGCCTGTAATGTCAGTACTGGCTAAAATATTAACTTTGCCTGTGCCTGCTGCATCCAGAGTAATATCAGCGTTGGTAGCAATGCCTCTAATATAATTGTCTTTAATTTCAAAATCAGGAGTTAATATTTTACCGTATTGAACATAGGCTTCTGCACCGTTAGGTTCTATAATTATAGGGCCTACTGTAGTGCTTATTGTTCCAGAAGTATAAAAAATTAAATTATCTACCTCTGCTTGTGTACCGTTCACAATAACATTAGCACTTACTCTAGAGTCGCCTGCGATGTCTAATTCGTAGTCTGGTGGATTAGAATTGATACCTATTCTAGAGTTATTAACATCTAGATATAATAGGTCAGCATCAGTTGGAGCATTTCTAAAAGTTAGGTCAACACCGTTTCTTAATAGATTTTCAGTTAAAAGTTTTCCACTGATCCTACCAAGTTGTGCTACAAACGGTTCTGGCATTCGCTCTCTCCGGTAATATTAATCGGCGTAGCCGTAATATATTGTGATGTATTTGTCTAAAGGAACTGAACTGGTAAACACAATATAGGTATTACCTGATCCTAGATAATTGTCCACTAGGTTGTAGTTAGTATCTGAAATTTGAAAAACGTTTTCAACAAATACCAAAATGTTGTTTTCAGAATTTGGAATTTTAGTTAAAGGACCAAATGTTGTCTCTACTTCGTTGCCTGGCCCTAGAGTCTGTTTGGTAATAGCTGTGGCGCCCGGAGCTCTAACCACTTCCCATACTCCGTCGATATAGGCTTCGATGGAGTTTGTTGTAGTATTGTACCGCATGAATCCATTAGCGCCGCCTGTGGTTCTAACTCCGCTTAATTGCGGACGTTGTGCAGTAGTACCTTTAGGCAATCGTAATCCGCCTGTTATTTCCATAACAGCACGACCATAGTGATTGGTAAACAGTGTTTGATCACTAGGACTATACTTGCTAAGAGTTTTTTGTTTAAGGAATCTCATACTGGCAATGCACTCACTGTGATACTTAACAAGTTTCCAACGCTGGCAGTAGCACGAATTTGATCATTACCATAAGTAGTACTACCTTTTAACACTATGCGCTCGTCGCTGAAAAATACAGTTTCTCCTGCAGGTACAATTAAATTCTTAACAACAGTATTTGTGTCTGAACTTACTCCGCCTGCTGGCACTAAATTTAATGTTAGAGTACAACTGTTAACAGTTTCGTCGGTTAAGTTTGGAGTTCCTGTATTACAAACTATGATATTTGTAATGGCATTATCTTGTGCAACTACTGCGCCACCAACTGGGGCTCCTGTACTGGTGCTGGTAAACACCAATGTATCTCCTGAAGTTGTTAGTCGTGTGCTGTATATCATTTTTATTGTCTCTTAAAATATCATGCTAAAAACAAGAGCTTTGCTCTTGCTTATCAATTCATCATTCTTACTGGTGTTTCTAAAATAAACGCCTGTGCTGCCTGTACCTACAGATCCGCCATATACTAAACTAGCATTGTTTACTGCCGCTGGAGTAGTTCCTGGATTGTCTAGTTGTAAGGCGTAGGTAATTTCAACTTTCCCTGTACCGTTGGTTTCTAATTTGATATTGCCGTTGGTATTAACCGTTTGAATTACAGTAGCATCGGGAATTAACGGGTCATCCGGTGTTGGATCCTCTGTAAAAAAGTTTGCTCCGGCCATTTGCACTCTGTTTCTAAAAAACTGTGCAACAATGTTATTGTCAATTACTACTCCTACTAGACTTTCTACAGGTTGTACAAAGTATGGACCAATTGGAAATAATCCAGAAGCTATAGGATCGTTTACATCAAATGCTGCGGTACGTGTATCATTTCTTAAAATTTGAAATGTTGGATTAGTTTGAATTGCATCGTCAACATATTTTTTATTAGGTACGTCATCGTCGTCTGTAACTTGCAATTCGTATGCTGTTGTGCCTGCTACTTTAACAACTCCTGTACCAGTTCCAATTAGTGTCAAATCGCCACTATCGGTATCTGCGTTTGTTAAAATTTCTTTTACTCTAACTTTACTAGAATTATAACCAGCACCTTCTTTGAAATTCCATGTTTGATCATTTTCATCCCACAACAATGAAACATCAGTTGCTAATCCTCGATCAACTTCAATTCCAGAATATCTTAGAGTAACACCACTACCGGTTTCACCGTAATTAATTGTAATTATGTTGTCGTCTACATTTAAGTTTTCAACAGAGACATACAAGGTGTCACCTTCAACTATTAAGTTTCCAGTAACTCTGGTATTTCCAACACCCGCACCCGTATCAAGAGTAATTGTTGCACCCTCGCCGGATTTGATATTATAATCACCGCTTACCTGTATAAACTGTCCCATGCTAAAATCCTAAATTAGATTGCTGTTAAAATTAACAAAGTTTCAGTAGAATCATCTGATAGTGTCCACTTATAGCGAACACTGTTGAAATCAGCTACAGTTCTAAAATTAATTTTTCTTAAAGTTTTGGGTGAACCATTTAACATTCCAACTAATGTTGCTTCACCGTTATTTGCTGGGTCTGAATTTGTACCTGCTACTAATTTACAAATTTCTACGGCTGTTGTACCGTTGTCTGTACTACATTTAAATCTACGAGCACTAACTTGATTTACAATAAAACCTTCATATACTGTGCCACCAGATTTAAATCTGATAGGAAGATGAGGGGTTGCTGCGGAACCAGTTGCTCCAAAATATCTTTTACTTAGTTTATTTGCCATTTGTTTTCTCCTTTAGAGTGACGTTCTAGGTCTTGCTCAGTGGCGCTGCGCAATCATTTCTAGATACTTTATTTATCCGCGACTTAGCATAGCCATTAACTCCAGTTTTTCTACTGTGGCTACGATTTGATTGATTGAGTCTATTTCTTTTTGAGCACGTTCTAAATAGCTTCTGCTGTGCGTTTGTCTATAATTAACCATAATTCTACTGTGTGTTTGTATATGATGATCAATTATTTTTTCTATCTGTTGCACATCGTGTGTAAACATAGGAAAGCGTTTGCGCAACACACTGTATTGCTGACGCAATTTTACAAAGTCTTTGTCACTTTCTATCTGCATCAACTATTTAAGTCAAACAAAAAGGCTCCGAAGAGCCTTTTTGAATTTAGTGCAATTATTTCTAATACGGATTAGGTATAAGAAACACCAGCAATAGTTACTTGACCTAGGTAGTCCGCAGCATTACCAAGAGATGATGCTGTGTTTGTCAACTCTACATAACCATAACGTGTCATAAATGATACGACTGGTTCGAAAGTTGATGGGTCAAGAACAACGCCACTGCTCATCAATGGAATGTATGGGCAATAGAACGCTGCTGCGTCAGATTCGCTAGAACCTTTATAACCAACAACAATTGCGCTGTTATCAGCAGCGTATGTGTTAACATACACTTTCATTGCGCTATTCAATGTACCAACAAACTTAGTGTTTGTAGGTGCTTCGAATGTACCTTCTGTTGTTCTTGCGAACGCAGAAGTTGTAGCACTTTGAAGAATTGTCAATGCTTGTGGGCTAACAACAGCCCAATTACCTGCACCGCGACGTGTACGCTGAGCGATCACGTTAGCAACACGGTTGATAGCAACTGCCAATGCGGCATGCTCGTCACCAACGAATGTAGCTGTACCAGACACTGCTGTTTGATCAAATGCTACTGTGTTACTTGCGCCAGAAGCTAAAGTACCTAGGCTACGTAGAACTTCTTGGTCGATCTCAGCAGTAATCTCTTGTGCAAGAGCTGCCATGATCTCAGCTTCGATGTCAATGCCTTGTTGGGCTTGTGCATCTTGTGCTGCTTCGAATGTCCAGCGAGCTGACAACTTACGTGTCTTGGCTTCAACTGTTTGCTTCAAGATTTGGATGCTTAGTTTGTTACCAGCAACACCTTCTTTGGCTGCTGTAGCATCAGCTTTTCCTGGTGCAACACCAGAATAGCCTTCAGCAATCTTGAATGGGCTTAGTGCCTCTTCACCAGCTGTTGTAGATCCACCTGTGCCGTCGCTGAATGTATCAGAATAACGAACACGTAGAGTGTGGATTTGACCAACTGGGCCAGTCATTGGTTGTACACCAACCAATTCATTAGCGATGACCGTAGGCATCACACGTCTGATCACTGGAAGGATCACACGATTTAGGGTTGCAACGTTGCCAGCGGATGTAGCTCCAGCTGTGGCGCTCTCTGCCAAATACTTGCGGGTATTCTCTAGAGTAGCTGCCATTACTGAACGCTTGTTACCTTGAAGACCTTCTAAAAGAGCTTCTTTGGTTTCCGACCAGCGTGACTCGAGTAATTGTGACATTATAGTTCTCCTTAAACTTTTAGTCCCGCAAGCCTGCGGATGTCAAAAATTTCAGCAGTTTTTTCTTCACTGCTAAAAGATTGTGCCTGTTTTTTATCGCCTGTCATTTCTTTGCCTTCTATTAATGTTTTCTTAGCAGGTGCACCACCGTTCATTACTGATGGGATGTACTTGTCATAAGCTGTACGTAGTTTGTCTGTCTGAACTGACTCGAGTAATTCTTTCATTACTACACGCTTGTCTCCACTCAATGGTCCGAGCAATTCGCTCATAACTTCTTTGCGGTTCATTGCGTCTTGTGCAATACGTAGTTCTTGTTCACGACTTTCTACTAATTTTTGTGTTTCTGCAACAATTTTTGCTGCTTCTTCGAGTTCTTGCTCTTTTGTAGCAACTACTCTTAGAAGTTTTGCTGTTTCGCTTTTCTCATTGAGATGGCTTGCAGCATATTCACTTGCGAAGCTTTCAAAAATTCTGCGACCAAAATCATTTCTGCGGGCAGCATCGATATCGTCACGCAATTGTACCATTTCAGATTTTAGTCCTTTAGAGACTGTTTCTTGAATGATAGCTGATGAGCGAGCAATAAAATCTTTCTTAACTTGTTCAAACTTAGCTTTGCTTTCGCGAACTAGTTTAACTTTTGTTTCAGCTAAGTCTTTCTTATCTGAGTGGAATTCTGCGATTTCTTTCGCTAGTGCATCCACGATAAAAGATTCTAATTTACCAACGTTGTTAGCAACTGCTTTACGATCTTCGTGTAGTTCTGCAAGTTCTTTGCGCAAATTATTCAATACAAATGCTTCCATTGCTGTAGCATCTTCTTTCATTTTTTGTGCATACTTGGCACGAGCTTCGATAAGTCCTTGACGGTCTTCTGCTAGCTCTGATAGCTCTGCCTGTAGGCGGTCTGCTAACATTGCTTCTACAGCTTCAACCATTGCGGATTTGTCGTGCTCGTACTTTTGTGCAAATTCTTCACGTAGTGTAGCAGTGACTTGGTCACGGTTTTCTTGAATTCTGCTTTGCCAAGCGGTTTCAATTTCCGATTTAAGTTCTTCGGAAATCACATTGTTTTCAAACAACTGTTTAACGAAATCTAGCATGTGATTCTCCTACTGTTATCTGAGACCTCTGATGATTCTCACCAGACTCTCTGCTATGTATTTCTGTGCCTTTGGGTCGCCTTTGACTTCTTGTGCTATTTTAAATGCCTGGTTTCCACCTAATGTGTTCATTAAATGTTCGTAAACTGGAGTTGGGTAAGCTCCCGGGGCGCTAGGTTGTGCTACAATATCAACCGTGATAATTTCAAAACCTTGAACATTACCACTGCCATCTACTTCACCGGAACCTCTACTCGATACACCCAACTTGACTCCCGACTGCAACATGGTCTGTACTAATTGACCCATCGGAGTTGGGATGATTTTAAGTTTTCCGTAGCCGTTAGGACCATCCATCCACATCTTGGTAATCATATGACTAACTCGATCTAGATTGATTTTTAAATCCTGAGGATGATCTAACTCTCCGCAAACTGAATATCCGCCAGAGATCTGCTCGTTAAGCGTTTTGACAGCCTTGCCAATCTCAAAGGAAGAATAAATTCGCTGGTTCTGATTACGGATATCTCCTTGAATACAGATACCGTTCAGATGCAGCGATTTTGTTTCGCCCTCACCTTCGCTCTCCAAGACAATCTTAGCCTGGTCAAAACTCAATTGTTCGCTGAGATTAGTTTTCACCATTGCGTCCTATTATCTACGACCACGGAAAAGACTTGCTTTGTCAACTGAACCGGAAGAACCACCTGCTCCGCTGAATTTACCTTCAGCTTCGCCTTTCTTCTCTGCACCATGGCCTGGCTCTTTCGTTGAGAAAGCACCACCTGCCTTGCCGCCTGGAACGTTGATGTTGCCTGCATTATCTTCTTTTGGTGTGCCTTTGAATAGGCTTGATCCGCCTAATTGGCCGCCACCTGCACCTGCATACTTAGGTGCTTCTTCTTTGCTGCCTAGAATGTTAGCAGTTGTACCGCCCATGTCATTCTTACCAGCAACGATAGACTTGGTATTTACATTTGGCTTGTCGCTTAGTGAACCTGTACCGCTGAATTGACCTTCACCTTGGCCTTTCTTTTCTGCGCCATGACCACCTGGAACTTTTTCTACGTACTCACGTACTGTTTCTAGATCAAAATCATCTTTCATTTCATTAGGTGCGTCCATTTTGCCACCTTCTTCGCCACCGCCTAGTGCATCAAAACGTGCTTGTAGTTCGTCTACAATGCTGTCTAGGTCTTGGAATAATTCTTCTTCGCTGTTTGCACTTAGGTCGTCGTCTTCTTCAGGACCCATTTCGCCTGCTAGGTCATCGCCCATATCGCCGGCTGGTCCGCCTGTTTCATCATCGCCTTCGTAGGCAATGTCTTCAAATTCTTCGTCCAAATCGTTCTCTTCATCAACTTCTGATTCTTCTTTAACTTCTGGATCATTTGGATTTTCTTTCTCTTCATCATCGCTCATTTCAGTTTCGATGAGATTTTCATAAATTTCGCGAGATTTTCCAACTACGTACTCGTGGAATAATTCTTCTGCTTTTGCTTGATCGTCGTTGACCAAACGTTCGAGCATCTGCTCAAGTAGGGATTTTTCTGCCATAATATATTCTCCTTAAGATGGTTAGGCTGTAAGTTTATTTAACACTCTGTTTATAAATCAGGGTTAAATGGTAGCTTTTTGATGATTTTCTGTTGTATAAGTACAATCGGGAAATTTTTTACCAAACTCTTCGTAGGTAATATGTTTGATATTTTTTAATTGAACGCTCAATTGATCTGGAATAAAATCTCCAGGATTGATCACCCTATAATACTGAGTGTTTTTAAAATCTTTAATTGTTCTTTCAGTTTGACTTAACCAATTACCATGAAATGTTGCAGCGTCATTACTCTTTTTGTAATTATAAGTATCTGCGTAAACATTGTTAAATTTTCCCTGTAAGCCTTGATAATCGAATCCAAAGATATAGATGTCTTTGTGTCCTTTTTCTGATGCAAACCATAATGCTGTAGGACCCGAGCTCCATCCTTTGTGAGGATGAAACAGGTTTAATCCGTGCTTGCTACTAATACCTTTATTTGGATTAGTCCAAACTGAATGCGTTTTATGATATCCTGATGCTATAATTTCATTCACCATTTTAACATCAACAGCTATTAAATGATGGGGTTCAAACTCTCTGTAGACAGCATTGCAGGCATATACTATGCCTTTATCTAACAAATTTTTATGGTTTAATTGTAGTCTGCTTGTACCGTTTCCTAGCACAAATGCAACATTACTCTGCTGGTTGTTCTGCTTCACCTGCTGGCGCTCCGTACATCTGTCTAACAAATTCTAATTCAGAATCACGTTCGTATTCGTGTGCTTCTGCTTGCATACGCAGTCTGTTAATTTGTCTTAGTGTAAGGCGAGTTTTTCTAGTATCGCTTCTTTTAAGAACTGAACTGTCTTTGTTATTTTCATAACGACGATCAACTGCAAAGTCGTTATTGTTGTCGTTAAAATAAAGGAATTCTAATAAGAGCATATGATATTTATCATTGAGCTGGTTGTTCGGCAGGTGCTGCTTCGCCTTCTACACCGGCATCTGCTGGTGCTTCTTCCGGTGCTTCTGCTGTTTGTCCTGCCATATCTGTCTGTGTTCCTGAAGGAGTAATGCCTACTGAACGCATCTGTCCTGCAGCATCTAACACAGGTTTTAGATTTCCACCTTGTTCTTCTCTCCACAGCTTTTCGTTTTCTGTAATCTCTTCTTGTGTCATGCCTAAGAAGCGTTTCATTGCAAATCGCTTGCTAAGATGAGGAATTTCTTGTAATTGTGCAAATGTAGCTGCACGAGCAGTATCTAGTTCACTCTGTCGATAGGCTGCGAAATTCTGAGGAGGATTGAATTTTAATTCAAATAAACTAGGATCAATGTTGACTCCGTTATTCTCTAACCACATTTTAAATTCTAAGTCAAATGTTTCAATAATCATTGACTGTAGGCGCTCGCAGTATTTGTTAAATCGTAGTTCTTGAATGTAGGCTGTTCCTACTTTTCCGTCGGCAACAGTGTTGCTGGCTTCTTCAACACCTGTAGGCAAGTAAGCACTTGGTATTCTTAAAGCACGGAATAATTTATTAGTAAAAAAGCGTAAATCTGTAATTTCACCAAGATTTGTACCGCCTGCAAGTGTGTCAACTTTTGATCCACGACCTTCTGCTGTCTGTGGAAAGAAGTAGTCTTCTGAAGCACTTAGAGGATTGTAGCTGGCATCAATAACATTATTGCCGCCACCTGTTGAGCTAGGAATACGTCTTTGTTGAATTTCGTTTTTGACACGTTCAACGAAGCTCATGGCCATGTGTGCTGGCATATTTCCAACGTCAATATAGAATATTCGTCTTTCAGGAGCACGTTGAACACGATAGATAATGATCGCATCTTCGAGTAGTTCTTTCTGCTTGTAGACTTTGAATACTGATTCTAGTAGTGAATTACCAAAAGGATAGTTAGTATCAATACCTTCACTTAGACTGATATGCACTACATTTTTTGCGTCAACAGTGACTTCATTTGTTTGATTGTGGAAACGTGTGCCCGGAGGCTGACTAGCAGAGCCAACCATACCTCTTCCCATACTTCCTCCACTGGTATATGAACTGGTACCACTAGGTGCAGTATTTGTAGTTCCGTGGGGAGTGACTGCAATTAAATCTTTAAAGTTAAAATTAATGTCCCTAATAACATACTGCTCAGGAATTTTACCTTCGCTTTCGTTTACAATAATTTTTGATACTTTGGCTGCATCAACGAACAACCATTTTTTGGTTTCAGGGTCGCGTATAAAAAATACATCGCCATACTTAAAAGCATTTCTAACAATACGGAAAATTCTAGTTTCGAATTGTTGTTGTTTGGTCCATTTTTGTAGACTTTCTTTGATTAGCTTAACTTCGGTGGAAGTAGGTTGGCCGCGAAAGAATGTTTGGAATGGAGTTGCATTTTCTTTATCTTTTTGAGTGCAGAACTCAGCAAGGATGTCTAGGGCAGCGTTAACTTCTGAATCCATATCCATGGTGTCATACTGCATATAACGTTCAACACGATTAGGAGTACCTGCATAAACGTCTGGCAAATAGCTAGAATAATTTGCTCGAGCTGGACCAGGGCGGCCGCCACCTGAAAGCGGACTGGACGACCCCATTTGATTTCTAACATCAACTGGTGTGAAATATTTTTTCCAACTCATTTATAATATCCTATTATCATGCTCCATAGCTAAACATGTCGTTGCTTAGACCCCGTGTAGCACTTAATTGGCTTTCGCCTACATCTTTTAACTTTTGATTAATTGCAATCAATTGATCCATCTTAGTATTTAAGCTCGCAAGCAATGATTCAGGAGTTTCTTGGCGGGCACCTGCTACAGCAGTTTGGGGACGGTCAGTCCTTCTTGGATCGTTTGCAGCCGCTGCTGCTCTAGCAGCATCTGCGGCAGCTTGAGGATTTCGTTGAGCTTCAGCTTCACCGCTTGCTACAGCTGACTGTACTGCTGCGGTAGTAGGAACTGAGGATCCTGGGGTATTACCTGTAGCTGTTGGAGCACCGCCTGTTTTTAACAAGCCCATAATGTCTTGTTGTTCTTTTCCAAATCTGTTTACTACACCGGCTTGTACGTTAGCAGTGCTGCCGCCAAAATGTTTTTTGCCGCCGTCGGCTCCTCTTTCCGCATACACAGCTTTTACCAGTTGTTCATCGGTCATGCCTGGTT